TGATTGATTGAATATGTTGTTTATCTTCCGTTGCTTGTTTCGCTTATATTCCTCATAGATTTCACATTTGCAACCGTCTTTATACTCGTAACCATCCGGGTGTTTTTTAGTAGGAGCGAACTTATATAAGTCGTATTCACTTCCACATCTCTCACATTTCAATCCTTTTTCGACATGAGTAGGTTGATATTTTTTCAAACTTTCGTTTATCTTTTCACTGAATAGTGGTTTCATAATATCCCCCCTAATCCCAATAACTTTCGTCGTACTTCATACGTTCCAATTGATCTATGCCAGTTGGTTCTGCTTTTTGATTGAGGTATCCCTCAAATTTATTACCAAAAAGTGTTTCTGGTCTAAGGTATTTATCGCTATCCGTGTTTAGCCACTCAGCTGTTTTGATATCAATCACCTTTTTAAAATCCTCCAACCTAAAATCTTGATTCCATCTTGCTTTAATAAAATCTTTTGTTTTAGCTGTATTGTGTTTAAAATGCTTGCCCGCTTTTTTGTTTAAGTAATCGATAATTTCTTTATAGGGTATAGAAGATGCTGTCGGGTTGCCCGACAATATATCTATTCTATTTATATTGTTATTACTTGTATTATTAATACTTGTATTATTCTCTTTGACATTTGCGTCAATAGGGGTATTGACAGAATTATCAATAGGGGTATTGATTTTTGCGTCAATAGGCATTGACGATTGCGTCAAGGGGTACATCTTCCTTTGTTTAACTTCATTACCTTCTTTGATAATTTCGATTTTTAGATAACCAAATTTGATAAGGTTCGAAATTCTACGAGATATAGTTTCTTTAACGACGTTGTATAAAGTTGCAAAGTAACCATTACTTGCTGTGCAGTATCCATACTTATTACTTAAAGACGTTATTTCTGCAAAAAGTAATTTTTCACTATCAGTAAGTCGATTATCATATCTGACATTTGCCGTTATTATTGAGTAGTAACTTGGTTGTTCAGTCATTCTCAGCACCTTCTTTCAGTGCTTTTATTTTGTCCGGTACTTCCCAGTTATTTATGAATTCTTTAAGTTCATCTGTCATAGGTACGTCATTAAGGATTACGTCTGAACCATGTAAATAAAAATTAATTTTATTAAACATGAGAGCAGTCTCATAAATATTTTTTGACCATCCAATATGATATGTCTTTCTTTTATAAGTTATTTGCGCTACATAACCACTTTGAGTTAAATAGACTCCTTTGAACTTACTTTTTCCTCTTCTACGACGTTTTTGGTCTTTGTAAGTTTTGTATTCATATTCAAATATAGAGTCATTTTGATTTTTATGATTCTTATAACCTTGTCCGTCCCAATATTTATCTACTGCGCTGTTGTATGCTTTAGCTGCCTCCCATTCATCAACAAAACTACCTAAATATTTAGATTTGCTATCAATTTTTATTACAGCAGACCATTTTTTTGTTTTTCGATTTAAATAAACACCTTTATAGATACTCGAAGTATTTCTTGTAGGCCTTGCCCATCGTTGTTGATAACCAATTGAAGTGATGTTGTTTTTGGTAAAATCATTATTTTTTATTTTTTGAAAACCATTTTCTAATACAAATCCACTTAAGCTAACGTTGAGTGTCTTTGTGTGAATTCTTCTAACGTTATCTACATAAGATTTTGTCCAAATATATTGATTAACCCTCTCATAATCTTCATCATCAACAAAAATTTCTTCTCCATCTTGTAAAAATATCGATTTAACCATTATTCTCCTCCTTTCAGCATTTTGTTGAGCCTCTCATCAACTTTTAGCCATGAGTCATGCAAGTGATATTTATCATCAAACGACTTAACGCCAATCGCATGTTGCTCGTTGTGATGTTCGCGACATAACGCTAATACATGTTTGTCGTAGTGATTCATCTTGTTTCTGTTCATACCTCTGCCGACTGCTTCATAATGTGCCAGGTCTGCGTGAGGCTTTCCGCATATTACACAGTTGCGGTTGATTGTAGCCCAATATAATAACGCTTTATCTTCGCTTAACAACTTACTCGTTTCTAAACTCATAGGTATTTGATGATGAAACATAAACGCTATAATCAGTTCTATTAACTCTCTCGCAACTTTCATTGAACAGTCACGCAGACTGATTTCTTCATAACCTTTCATAATTTCCAATTCTGTTTGTAATAATTTTCTAGTTGATTCTACTGGTTCGCCCCAGTGAAGTTCTATATCTCTACACATTGCGAATATTTTTTTGCGTTGTTCTATAGATAGTTTTTTATTGTCCGGAACCTCTACTTCTGCTTTTAGCGGATATCCGTTTTCTAGTAAATCAATGTGACTTTGTTCAAGTTCAACACCAGTAGCAACGACGGAATAAGTACCGTCATTGTCTTTCTGGTATCTTGTAATGTATTGCATTTAAACCACGTCCTAGAACGGTAAATCATCATCATTGATTTCTATTGGACCATTAGCATTAGCGAATGGGTTTGATTGTTGACTCATAGGTGTCTGTTTACCATTTGCTTGCTGTTCTTTTTGTTTCATCTCATCAGTTTTAGGTTCTGGTTTATTAACTACTTCATCGTCTTTATTCCAAACTTTTACATATGAGAGTCTTACAAAATACTTGCCTTGTTCCTCGTTAAATTTATTTTTAAGTACAATAGTTCCGATTTTGTTAATTAATTGATCTGTGTCAAAAGTTAAATCTGGTAAGTTCAATTTAATTCCTAATCTACTAAGTAACTCGATATATTGTTTTTCTTGATAATCTTGTTGGAATGGTGGGACGAATTGGTTGTGTTTGTATTGTTTACCTTCGTTGTTTTCAAAAACAATCGTGAAGTATCTGTTTTCTCTGTCGTTAAACTCGACATTTGCAACTTTTACTGTAAATTCTCCAGCTCCTAAAAAGTCCCCACCTTTCATGAATGCCTCTTGATTAGTTTCTTGAATGTATTGTGTTCTACCAGTGATTTTCATAATTTTTATACCGTCCTTTTAATTAATTTTTAATTACCATTTCTAATTGCTTGTACAACATCGTTAATACTTGGATTAATGAAACGTTTGTTGTTAATTTTGATGTTGCTTGAGTGTCTTATCTTTGTCTCGAATAAATTTGATGGTTCAGCGTTAAGTACATATTGATAAGTTTTTTCGCCGTCTTGCTCATGTTCTTCTATTGTCATTCTTGCTAACACGTCAGATTGACTGATGACTGCTTTTTTTATTTGGTCTTGTGCCTCTATCGTGATTGTTGGATTGATAGTACTTCCCTCATCATCTTTGTCTTTGTTAATGCCCTCGTGTCCGCTTATAGCAAGATGAAATTGATAATGTTCTTGTAATTTAGAAATATAACGATAAATACTTACAATGCGTGTAGCACACTCGCCCCAATCATTAAATGTCGGTTTCTTTGATTTACCGTCCATGATGTCGTCCATAGTGATATCACGTAACTTTTGGATTGTTTCAATCACTACAACATCAATTTGTTTTCCGTTTTCTCTTAGTTGTTCAATAATTTTAGGCAGCATTTTAATCACTGCACTAAAATGCTTATAATTCTTAATCTGCACAACTGCCCCATCTTCTGTTACCGTTGTTCCGTCCTCATTTATATCTAGTACTAAGGCATTGTTATCTTTTGTTAAAAACGTAGTTTTACCAGTACCGAACTTGCCGTATATCGCAAATTTATAAAACTTGTTTGCATTTTGTTTGCTGATGTCTTTTACACCTAGTTGCGTTAAAATATCGACATCTTGATTAGTTTTTTCAGTCATCTATTCTCCCACCTTTACCGTGTATGACGTTGGTTTCTCCACAATGCTAGCACCCTCTAAAACTTCGCCGTTTGCGTCAATCAATGTGCCGTTTTCAGTTACATTGAAATCTTTCTTAATGTCTGATTGGCTAAGTTTTTTAGTTACTTTTACATAGTTGTCAAAACCTCGTTGCTCAAGTTGTTTAATGACTTCTTGCTCATTGCTAACTTGAATGACTTTTGAACCTTTTCTGGCTGTCACTTTTCCGTAAGGTGTATTCAACTTGAATTTGCTATCTTGTTCTTTTTGTATTCTGTAATATTCAATTACAAGGCTTTGTAAATATTCTTTGCCACTCTGTAATTTTTCTACTTCTTTATCTTTCCATTCGTTTATGCGTTCAATTTCTTTATTTGCTAAATCGTTGATTTCATTCTCTTTAGTTGTGATTGCATCCAGTTTCTTAAAAACCCAGTTAGCACTGTCTAGATCAGTTACTTTGAATCGGTCGTCTTGTTCGAATGTTTCTAATTCTCTCTCTTGTAAATCATTCACTTTTCATACCTCCTACCATTTCATGACTAAGTTAATTAGTCTGTCCTGTTCGTCTGTGTGTTCTTCAATCCATTCATCTATTGCTTGGTTAAATAAGTCTGATGCCATATCTAAGTCATTCTCATCTACGACATAAGCATGTTTAATTGGTATGTTGTTCATATCTTTAATTTGTATTGATATGCCCATATGACCTTTTAAAATGGATAGCTTAAAATCGAATCCGTTAACATGAATATTTTTGCGTATGATTTCGCCTATTTCGTAATACATCTTGACTTCCTCCGTTTTTCGTTTTATATTGAACACGAATTAATTTTGTTAATCGTTTGTCACTGTTACTTGTTGGCGCAAGTAGCAGTTTTTTTATTCTTCATAAAAGTATTCCTTATAAAATATGAATGTCGCTATGCTTGCGAATCCTGCAATTGACCACGCTGTAGTGAAGTATAGAAACGGCATAAGTACAATCGCTAAGACTGTGAAGCACAGTACTGCTAATAGATAGCTTTTATAAATGTTACTCATTTTCTTTTTTCAACTCCTCCATTATTCTCTCGTCTGACAAGCCGTGATAAGGGAATTTTTCTCTAGCTAATTGGACTGGTATTCTGCCTCGAATCGCAATGTAACCTTCGTCTTCAAGCTCTTTATTCAGTTCTCTTATTATTTGTCCTGCTTTGGATTTAGAAACAGATAAAATTACTGCAAGTTCTTTAGCTTGCAAACTATTTTTTATCATATCTATTCCTCCTTTTTATTTTTGTGTTGTGTATAATTTAGTTATCTCCTAGTGAAAGGAGGTGATAAGTATGGAATTTAATGATTTTCAAAATTTCTTTGGTGAACTTAGTAATCAAGCCGAAAAAGAATTCGGTGGTGACAGTGACTTTTTTAGAGATAGAATAAATAAGTTGAAAGAAGATGCTCCTGAAAACGTATCTTACGAAATTATTTATTCAATAGCTTTATACGAAAGCTTAAAAGCTCAACAAGATATGAAAATTTTGAATACAGTTAAATATCTTTTAGATCGTGACTAGCAATATCCAACAATGATTTGCTCTGAGCATTATTAATTTTTGGATAATCAAAATTTCTAAGTTTAAATCTTGTGTTTTTCTCAATCTTTACAACCTTCCACGTCACAACTGCCATTGTGATGAGGAGGGTTGTTTTGTATAACGTGTTCATTTGTTTATGCTCCTTTGCATTTCCAAAAATTTAATATAATTTAAATTCGATACCATCTATTTGAATGTATAGATTATCTAAATCAGGGATTGCCTTTTTATATAAACCAAATCTTGATTTGATATCTGCTAATAAATAGGTATCTAAATTACCAATTGATAATAGTCGTCTATTACCTTCTTCGTCATAGTAGTAATAGATGACTTTTTTGTTTTGAGCTTGCATTTGCTGTGCCCTCCTGTTAAGCAGTTACGTTAGCTTCATAACCGAATTCAGTCATGATTTCATGTATTTTCAATCTGCCTTTTTGTGTCCATCTAGTTTGTAAAACTGTGTCTTCTCTGCCATCAGAACGCACAATTGTTATAGTGTCTGAATCTGTGTAACTCTTGCCCATGTGTTCTGAGTAAAGCACCCACTGTTTATTTACTTTTCGTTGTAGTCTAGCTTCGTGTAGTAGTTTGTTTAACTTTTGTGCTGATATACCGTAGTCTGCCGCGATTTGAGTTGTGGCTAATGTGCCAGTTGACTTTAAGATTTCATCTACATAGTCTGCTTTGGGTTTTAGTTCTCCGATTTCTTGTTGTAAAAGTAAGTTTTGCTCTTTTTCTTTCTTATACTCAGTCAACACTGTAATAATGTAGTCTGGATCTTTTAATGTTTGTTCAATTACATTGTCCGTTGCGTAGATGCCGTGTTTTCGAATGGCAGGTAAAACTTCCATTGCTAACCAATCTTGAAATTTTTCTGCTGTTGAATTACCTGCTTTAAAAGCCAACTTATAAACCATTGCTTCTGGTATGAAATCACCTTTCCCAACTTCTTGGGAAAGATATTTACCTAAATATTTATTGATAGTTTCCCAACGAATATATTGCTTGCCATTTTTAAACTGAGTGAACCCCAAACTTTTTGCGACAGTTTCCAAATCGAATAAATTATTTTCATTATCTTGTTTGATTAAGATTGAAAACATATCGTTACTGAAAGTTTTAATTTCATTCATTAACTCTTCACCTCTTCTTTAATTTCTAAAATTCTCGCAATGCGTTTCTTTTGTTCAAATGCGTCTCTACGTCCACGTAAAATGTCTGATAAGTAAGCACTTGAAATTTCTAACATTTCTGCAAGTTGCTTGTTTGTCATGTCACGTTTTAATAACTCTGTTCTCACTTTCAAACCGAAATCAGTTGTCGACATATTAGCACCTCCTATAACATTTTTTCTAAGCAAATAAATTATCTATTGAACAACGATAACTTTTATGCTAATATTTAAGCATAGTTTAATAGACCTATAACAATTCGCAACGTCTGTCATAAAGGCTTTAAATACTCGTTCCCCAACGAATAATTGTTATGTGTTTAATAAGCTAAATTTAAAGCTTAAATACAGTATATTAACTTTTATGCTAATTGTCAACAATAATAGCAAAAAAGTTAATCTGTGATAGGAGAAATTTATGAATTTAGTACAAAGAATCCGTAATTTGTGCAATTCAAAAGGTATAACTTTTGCTGAATTAGAGAGAACTTTAGGGTTTTCAAACGGACAAATCAGAAGATGGGAGAAAACCAAACCAGGTATTGATAAGGTGCAAAAAATTGCCGATCACTTTGATGTATCAGTCGATTACTTATTAGGTAGAGAAAAAGATGAGTATTCCGGAGAAGATAAAAACGAAGATATTCTTATTATGCATAGAGCTACAGAGAATATGACGGAGGCACAAAGACAAAAAGCTTTGACTATATTAGAAGCAATGTTTGATGATTGGGATGATTTAACTAAGTAACAAAGGGGCTTTTTAATTGAAATTAAATTATGAAAAATCTTTTTTAAAATCTGCGAAAGCAGTTTATGAGATAACAAATGGTCTATATAACTTATCTTTTCCTTTAGATATATTTGAAATCATCTCAAAAGATAAACGTATTAAATTAGTGACTTTCTCTGAATTTTCTCAGAATACTGGCACTTTATATTTTAAAATACCTTCAATTTTCGGTTCAGAAGAAGCGTTTCATATTAGAAAAGGAGATAAAGCGATTATAGTTTATAACGATTCACTGCCTATGAATCGTCTAAGGTTTACTTTAGCTCATGAATATGGTCATTTTGTAATGGGACATACTGGAGTTAATTTAAACAAAACATTCACATATAAAGATTATTATAGAAGAATTGCTGAAGAATATGAAGCAAACTCATTTGCTTCATGTTTATTGTTTCCTTTACATATAAGATACAAATATATAGATAACTTTAATATTGAGCAAATTTCATATAAGTATCAAATGAGTTTACAAGCGACCCGTATAGCGATAAAAGTAATCAGAAGACATATACACAATGGATTAAACGACTATATGTCAAGTAACGAAAGTTACCATCCAGAAAACTACTTAAGTTTTTTAGAAGAGAAAATGGAAAGCAAATCTGATTTTATAAATGAATTTAAATATGTTTATGATCTAACAATTTAACAATCAAAAAATAAAGGAGAAATAAAAAATGAAAGAATTACTTAAAAACAGATTAACATTCAAAGAAAGTATGATTGAAAGTCAATATTTAGCCACTAAAACAAAAGAAGAAAAGAAACAATACAAGCAACTATCTATTGAAGATAAAAGAGAAATTTTAAAAGAATATCAAAGCAAACCTAGAAAAGAAGTGAGATTTGAAAGTGAAATCAATAAATCTGACGAAAACTTATCTAAAATTTACCAAAGATTTAACGAAATAGGAGTCGAGGATTTGTTTGGTACAAAAAAAGAAGTGAAAGAACTACCTATGATTTTAAAAGATAACGAGAACATAATGTATGTAACTTCGGGATTATACAATAATAATACCTACTTAATAGTATGTACTGATCTAAGATTGTTATTCTTAGATAAAGGGATGATATACGGTTTGAAATTTCATGAATTTCCATTCGAGAAAATCAATTCCGTTTCGTATAAAAAAGGACTTCTTTTTGGCGAAATAATTATACATCACGGTTCATCAAGCATCACTATAGGTAGCATAACAAAAAATACTGTATCTAGAATGGCAGAAACAATACAAGAACAAATCTCTATTCGTGAAAGTTCTATGAAACCATCCAATTCTGAAAAAACGAGTTTTTCTGTTGCTGACGAATTAATAAAATATAAAGAATTATTAGACGCCGGAGTACTCTCTCAAGAAGAGTTCGATAAGAAAAAACAACAATTATTAGGCATTGATTAATAGCGCCTGTATGGAGCTTTAATATAAATATAAACAAAGGAGAAATGAAAATGAGAAAATATAATTTTGATAAATTCTTCTTATATATGGCGGTACTGTCATTACCAATAGTCATATTTTTTCCATTAATGTTAAGCATCCCAATCATCTTTTTTATTTTTTCAATAAGAAAGAAGGAAGATTAATAGCGCCTATGTGGCGTGAGGAGGATGAGGGATGGAAGAGAATAAAACTTTAAAAGAATACTTGCGTAAATTTTTAGAAGGCTACAAATATGTAGTTGAAAACAGATACAATTATCAGTTTAGTAGCAATCCAGAAGCTTTCCCATTCATGAGAAAAGACGATTACAAGATTTCGATATTTTATCTAAATCAATCTTTTTTTGAAGAACCTTGCATCGTCGTTATCTCAAATGACAGTAAATTAAAAGAAATATATAATTTTCGTAATATTGATATCAAATATTTGTCTAAACACTTTACTTCATACATATATGATTCTAAAAAGTATGTAGAAGAACAATCCGGATTATTAGATTTTAATAATTACATTTATTACACATCTATTTACTACGGAAAATATATCGGGACCGTAATATTACAAAACAATTTAGATTTATTTTTTAATTATGGCAAAAGATTAGCTAACGATCATTACAATACATTGATATCGAAGTCGAAAGAAAGATTGATAAACAAAGCACATGATGAAATACAACCGTTCAACCACTTAGATTTAAATAGTATGAAAGAGATTGTTGATGATATAACTTTTTCTTATCAAATAGAACAAGGATTACAAGCTTATAAAAGGGAATTGTATTTGCCAGCTGCAGCAACCTTTGCTGTTGCTATAGAAACGTTTTTAATCAAATTAAAAAAAGTTAATAAAATCAAACATAAAGACACCGATTCAACTATGTACACAAAATTATTAGGAGAATTAACTAAAGAAGGTAAAGTAAATTATAGAACCAAAAAACGGGTAGAAATTGCGTATAGTATGAGAAACATAATCAACCATTCACAAGCTGGTGCAGTAGCCAAAGGTGATTGTGACTTTCTTTTAAACACACTAAAAGACATTGTTGATGAAAACGAAAAAATATTAAGAGAATATACCAAATCAATTAATAAGACGGAATAAATAGGTATCCTTGTATTCAGATTTGATTTTTAACATAATTTGTTCATAAATTTTTAATTTAAGTTCTTGTTCATCGTCATAAATATCAAATTCACTACTATAATTTTCAACTGATTCTTTTATATAAGCTATTTCTGCGTCAGTAAATTTTACACACATTTTATCACCTACTTTTTATTTTATTATATCACATTTAGTACCTAGTACTAAAATCACGGGTAGCCCGCCTACCCTTATTATTTTTTGCCAATTTTGAGGAGGGAAAAGCAAAATGCCAGTATATAAGGATGATAATACAGGTAAATGGTATTTTTCCATTAGATATAAAGATGTATACGGTAATAACAAACGAAAAATGAAGCGTGGGTTTGAACGTAAGAAAGATGCCAAACTAGCTGAAAGCGAATTTATACAAAATGTTAAATATGGATACTCGGACAATCAACCCTTTGAATATATATTTTTTAATCGTTTAAAAAATGAAAATCTTTCTGCACGCTCAATAGAAAAGCGAACTACAGAATATAATACTCACATAAAAGAAAGGTTCGGAAATATCCCTATTGGCAAAATCACTACTACGCAATGTACTGCTTTCAGGAATTATTTGTTAAACGATGCAGGTCTTTCTGTTGGCTATGCACGATCTGTGTGGGCAGGTTTTAAAGCAGTTATCAATTATGCCAAAAAGCATTACAAGCTCTTATACGACCCCACATTATCGGTAACTCCTATTCCCAGAACAAAACCACAAGCTAAATTTATCACTCGTGAAGAATTTGATGAAAAAGTAGAACAAATCACAAACGATACTTCTCGTCAGCTAACTAAACTGTTATTTTATTCTGGTCTTAGAATAGGCGAAGCTTTAGCTTTGCAGTGGAAAGATTACGATAAAATAAAAGGCGAAATTGACGTAAATAAGAAAATCAATTTAAGTAATAGAGAAATTGAATATAATCTAAAAAAAGAAAGTTCTAAAGGGATAATACCTGTACCAAAATTAATTAGAGAGATGCTTAAAAACATGTATAATGAATCTTCTAAAAGATATAAATATTTTGACGAAAACTATTTTATATTCGGGGGGTTAGAACCTATTAGATACGTTACCTATTCGTATCATTTTAAATCTGTATTCCCGAATCTAAAAATACACCATTTAAGACACTCGTACGCAAGCTATTTAATTAATAATGGTGTAGATATGTATTTATTAATGGAATTAATGAGGCACTCTAACATTACAGAAACAATTCAAACGTACTCTCATTTATATACTGATAAAAAACATCAAGCCATGAACATATTTGATTAA